CTTCTGCTGACACAATTGACTTTGTATTAGCAGGTAGTGGTGCTTCATTCTCAGCAGGTAAGCTACGTGCTTATGCTGTAATGATGGACATCAGCGATCAAGGTGACATGGCTGCTAATGAAGTAGCTCGTGACGCTCTTGCGTAACTAAACATTTGAGAGGCTGCTTTCGAGTGGCCTCTCTAACTGTATATAAAGGGATTCAAACATGGGCATTACAACAGCTATGTGTACAAGTTTTAAATCAGAACTTCTAGGGGGTACTCATGATCTGGATACCCATACATTAAAACTTGCATTAATTAAAAGTGGTGAGTCTGGTACATATGGTGCAGCAACAACTAATTACTCAGACGTTACAGGTAACTCTGATGAAGCATCAGGTACTAACTACACAGCAGGTGGACAGAACCTAGACAGTGCCGCCATTTCAGTAGATGGCACAACTGCAATTGTAGACTTTGCAGATGAAGTATTTTCAAACGTAACAACTTCAGCAGCAGGTTGTATTATTTACAATTCCTCTGCTTCTAACAAAGCAATATGCGTAATTGATTTTGGTGGTACGGTAAGTGCTACAGCAGGTGACTTAACTATAGAATTTCCTGCAGCAGCAGCGAGTACTGCAGTCATACGTATTGCCTAACAAATGTCTTTTTATGACTCATCTGATGCCCTCTACGGCACAGGTAGGTATGGCTCTGCAAGTTACGGAAGCGTAGCTCCTAATGTAGCCCTATCGGGAGTCAGTGCAACTGGCGCAATAGAAACTGTAAGCGTTGGTGGCTTTGAGATTGATATATCTGAGAACTTACTCAGTGTATCCGCAACAGGTTCAATCGGTACTCTAGGTGTTGGTGTAAGCAAAACACTAACTGGTGTAAGTGCTACTGGTAGTATCAACACAGTAAAAGAAAATGTTGCAGAAGAAATAGGTGGCGTATCAGCTACAGGTTCTATCGGTTCAGTAGAACCACAGGTAGATGAAGACTTATTAAGTGTATCTGCTACAGGCTCAATAGGAACACTTACAGTAAACGTAAGTGAAACTCTAGCAAGTGTATCTGCAACTGGTGCAATATCCACAGTAGAAGCTAAAACTGCTGAAAACTTACTAAATGTAACAGCTACATTTACTATAGGTACAATTAAACCAAATGTATCTGAAAACCTAGCATCTGTATCTGGAACATTTGGTGCTCCTTCAGTAACAGCTAGATCATCTTCTAAAGCTGAGATTGTAGGATTAGAACTAACTGGTAGTATTAATGAACCAGAAGCTACTGTAGATGAAGCATTAGAAAGTGCATCTGCAACATTAGAGCTAGGTAATATTAGTGTAGGTGTTACCGAAAAACTAGCAAGTGTATCTGCTTCTGCTATAGTAAATTTACCAGTAGGAAACGTAACATCAATTCAATTTGATTACGAGGCAGTTAAAAACAGATATAACAAACGTAGAACTGTTATATTACCAAGGGCAGCATAATGCCATCAACACAGTTTGAAAGAACAGTTTTAGTTAGAAGTCAATCAAGGATTGTATATATTGATCCTGCAACATTGACTACAACAAAAGAACGAACAGTAATAGTAGAACAACAAGATAGAAGAGTTTTTATGGAAAGAAAACCTACATCAGCAGATCGTGTTGTTTATGCAAATGAGGATTAATATATGAGTTTTCGTTGGCCTAGTAAAGACCCAGATGAAACATTAGACTACAGTGTAGATTGGTCACGATTTCTTGACACAGCAACTATCAACTCTGTTATATGGTTTGTTAAGTCATCTTTATATAATACAAAGACAAGATTAAATGCAGGAGAAACATTATCGTTTGCTTCTGGTAACGCTGTAACAGATAGCATTCAAAATGTATCTCAGACAAATACTAATACTGTGGCAACAATAAATATATCTGGTGGACAAAATAACGTAGAGTATACTTTCTTTTGTCAGATGACAGATGATACAGGAAGTACAGCAGAGCGTAGTATTAAGTTAAGACTGAAGGAACGTTAATATGGCATATGATTATCTTGGACTTGTCAATGACGTAAACCGTAGACTTAATGAAGTTGAGCTAACAACAACTAACTTTGGTACAGCTACTGGTGAATACTCAATGATTAAAGATGCAGTAAATTCATCTATACGTTATATAAATCAACACGAGTATGAGTGGCCTTTTAATCATGTAACAGCAGATGAAACTATGACTGCAGGTGTTGTGCGCTATGCTTTTCCTACAGATGCAAAAACAATAGACTTTGATAGTTTTAGAATTAAACGAAATGATACACTAGGAAATGACACCAGACGTATTAAAGTAATGTCATACGAAGAATATTTAGATAAACATGTAGATATAGAATATAATACATCTAATAATAGATCAATGCCTGATTTTGTATTTAGAGCACCTAATCAAGAATTTGGCTTTGTAAAAAATCCAGATAAAGCATATGAATATGTTTACGAGTATTATCGTTTACCTGTTGATTTATTAAACACTACCGATGTTCCTACTGTACCAGAACAGTTTCGTTACATTATCGTAAATGGAGCCATGCACTTTGCTTACATGTTTAGAGGCGAAACACAGGAAGCACAGGTAGTACAGGCAAGGTTTATGGAAGAAATAAAAAGTATGCGTAGTCTGTACGTAAACAGATATGACTATGTTAGGTCTACTGCTATAACACAAAGCAATACATCAGTTAGTTCTTTTAGGGTGTTTTAATGTATGCCTACCAATCGTCAAACATTTCCCATTCAGTTTAGTGGTGGGCTAATAACAAACATGAGTCCACTGCAGCAGGGTATGCAAATGCCCGGTTCTGCACGAATACTAAGAAACTTTGAGCCATCTATTGAAGGTGGATACAAACGAATACTGGGATACGATAAATACGATTTAGATATTATACCACCTTATGGTATACCTGTCGTACATGGTGCAAGTCAAACTGGTACAAGTTTAGCCCTTGCTAATATTAGACAAACACCAGAAACAGGTGATAAGTTTAAACTAGTACATGGCACTGCAAATATAAATGGTACATCTACTATTGGTACTTCAAATGGTCCAACTGCTCTTGTTAATGGTGCAGTAACAGCAGACAATACTATTATTGTAGACACAGTTGCTGCAGGTACTATAGCGCAAGGACAAACTGTAACAGGCGTGGGTATCCCAAGTAACATTACAGTATCTAGTGTTACAGCAGGAGCAACAGGTAACTTTACTGTAGTATTAAATAGTAACGTAACTGTAGCAGATAACTTAGCTTTACAGTTTACTTTTAAAACAACTACTTTTGCAATAGACGGTATAACAGGTACAATACAAACAGGTATGGAAATTGTTGGTACTGGTATACCAAGAGGAACAACAGTACAAGCATTTTCATCACCAAATATTACAATAGGTAGTGCAGCAGATACACTATCATTAGTGCTTACAGATGATACTGCACTAGAATTTAAAACTGAATATACTATCGGTGCTAGTGTTACTTTTGATGATGATGACAATAGAGCAACTGTAGATGTATCACCTACTCTTGTTGCTTCACCTGCTAACGGAGATGACGTAGAGTTTACAAGTACAACTACTAAACATCTTACAATAGGCTGTGGTGTATTTCTTGACTCAGTTATTGTAGCTAGAAACGAAAGTTTAATTAAAACATCTGGCACTGGATTCTCACTTGTAAACGTACCTACATATGGAACTGTATTAGTAAATGGTGCATCTCAAACAGGTAGCAGTTTAGTAGTAGATGGGTTAGACTCTACACCACAACTAGGCGACATATTTAAAATTGCAGGTGTTGATCTAATTTATACTGTGACTGCAACACCAACAGTTACATCAGGTGGAGCTACTATAGCAATTGATCCTGCACTAGATAGTTCACCTGCAGATAACGCTGCACTAACTTTTTTAAGTACGTCAAGAGAAAATGGTGGTAAAACTAGATTTTCTAGGTATAACTATACAGGAACAGAAAAAATTGCAATAGTTGATGGTATCAACGTTCCTGCGTTATATAATGGTTCTCAGTTTACTGCATTGAATGATGCACCCACAGACGTAAGAGCAGCAGAGTTTGTAGTAAGTTTTAAGAACCAGTTATTTTTTGGTAAGAATAATTTACTAACATTTACTGCACCGTTTACAGATACTGACTTTACAGCAGCTAATGGTTCTGGTACAATATCTGTAGGAGCAAACATCACTGGTCTAATAGTATTTAGGCAACAACTTATTATCTTTACTGAGTCATCTATATTTCAACTACTAGGAAATACAATAGGAGACTTTAACTTACAACCAGTAACTACAGACATTGGTTGTGTAGATAAAGATACCATACAAGAAGTTGGTGGTGATGTAATGTTTCTTGGTCCAGATGGCCTACGACTTCTAAGTGGTACAGAAAGAATTGGTGACTTTGGATTAGGTGTTGTATCTAAAACAATACAGAAAGAAGTAACGGACTTTATTACAGCTAACACATCTTTTACAAGTGTAGTTATACGTAATAAGTCACAGTACAGAATACTAGGTTACAATAATAATATAGGACAAGCAAACGCTCAAGGCATACTTGGTACACAGATGGCAGGTCAAGGTGGCGAAGGAATGTCATGGGCAGATTTAAGAGGAATAAGAGCATACGTAGCAGACAGTAGGTTTTTCCAAAATGCAGAAACAATTGTATTTGCAAACGATGATGGATACCTATACCAAATGGAAGAAGGTAACAGCTTTGATGGAAGTAACATTCAAACAACTTTTGCTACACCGTATATGCCAATCAATGATCCAAGAATACGTAAGACATTTTACAAAATGTTTTTGTATACTGATCCACAAGGTAGTGTTTCGTTTGACGTAAGTTTGAAACTAGACTTTGACCAAAAGAATAGTGTACAGCCAACAAAGATTGATTTTAATAACGCCACAGGAACTGTTGCATTTATGGGTCAAGCTACTTTTGGATCATCTGCAGTGTATAGCTCCAAACTAAAGACACTGTTTGAAACACAAATAATTGGATCAGCTTTTGTTGTATCTCTACAATACACATCAGATAGCGTAGACCCCCCATTTTCACTAGACGCTATTACACTAGAGTACACAACTAACACACGAAGGTAAAATAACATGGGTACAGGTTACACACGGAACGATACAGCAAACAACATTGCTGACGGTAACGTTATTAACGCTGCAGACTTTGACGGTGAATATGACGCAATTGAAGCTGCATTTAATTCTTCTACAGGCCACACACACGATGGTACTGCTGCAGAAGGTGGTGCTATTACAGTTATTGGTCCTGCCCAACAGCTAGTAGCAACATCTACATCTATTAATCCAAGCACCAATGCAGGGTTAGACTTGGGTACATCCTCGCTGCAGTTTAAAGATTTGTATGTTGATGGTGTTGCATACATAGACAGTTTTAGTGGAGACATGTCTGTTGCCACAAACAATGCCCTACAGTTTCGTGACCCACAACTTTCTATTAATTCTAGTACAGATGGTCAGTTAGATGTTGCAGCAGATACTACAGTAAAAATTACTTCACCAGAAGTTATTATGACAGATGATGTAAGACTAAAGAGTGATGCCTCTATTCTTACATTTGGTGCAGATGACGATGTTAAACTTACACACGTAGCAGATACAGGTCTTGGTGCAACAGCAGCAACAGGATTTCAGTTATCACTACAAACATCTGATATATCTGTAGACAGTGGTAATACAATTGGTAAGATTAGCTTTAATGCTCCATTGGAAGATAGTGGATCGGATGCTATACTTGTAGGTGCAGAGATTGAAGCTGCAGCCGAAGCAAACTTTGGTGCTACAGATAACTCTACTGCTCTTATCTTTAAAACAAATACAAGTGCAGCAGCAACAGAGCGTGTACGTATTAAGTCAGATGGTGACGTAGTATTTAAAGGTGCATCCTATGACATGACTTGGGATACCAGTGCTAACGCATTAGACTTTGCAGATAACGCAAGTATTGTTGTAGGTACAGGTAATGACCTTACTATTACACACAATGGTACAAACACAAGTATCGTAAATACTACAGGTGAGCTAACCATACAGGGTGATGGTATAACAGTACAGAGTGATACTGGCACTGAAAAATATATGGATATGGATGTTAATGGTGCAGTTAACTTATACCATAACAACGTAAAGAAAATTGAAACAACAGCAGATGGTGTAGATGTTAGTGGAGACATTAGTGTTGGTAATCTTAATGTAGACACAAACACAATATCATCTACCAATACTAACGGAGACATTAACCTATCACCAAATGGTACAGGTACTGTTGTAATTAATACTGATCTTGATGTAGATAACGTTAACATTAACGGTAACGCTATTACATCTACAGATAGCAATGGAAACATTGATATTAATCCAAATGGCACTGGACTTGTAAAACTTAAATATAACAATTCGGATGTATTAGTAACAAGTGCTACTGGTGCAACACTAACAGGTGCAATAGCAGCTACTACTTTTAGTGGTCAATTGGATGGTACTATATCATCAGCAACAACTGCAACAACACAAAGTTCTAGTGATAATAGTACAAAAGTAGCAACAACTGCGTATGTAGACAATGCAACTGGTTTTTCTTCAACTGCATCTGACGATACTGCACTTGCATTCGCAATAGCTTTAGGGTAAAATAAAATGGCAAACACTTTTAAAAATTATGTAAGTTCGGGTGTAGGAACTTCAGAAGCAACAGTCTACACCGTACCATCAAGTACAACTGCAGTTTTAATTGGATGTAACATTGCAAATGTAGCATCTAGTCAAATTAAAGTTACAGTAAAAGTTGCAGATACGCACATTGTAAAAACTGTGCCTATCCCTGCAAACTCTTCATTATCTGTATTAGATGGAAAAATAATTGCAGAAACAACAGACACTGTAAAGGTAACATCAGACACAGCAAGTAGTGTTGACGTAGTATTGAGCGTATTGGAGCAGACATAATGAGTAAATATATCGGTACTCCTGTTGTAAATATCAGTGCAGACACTGTAGATGTAACAGGAGATATTACAACTACAGATTCTACACCAGAAGTTACTATTGTAAATAACACACACGAGGATACCGATGGTGGACGTGAAGGTAAAGTCACGTTTAAAGGACAACAGTCTGGCGGTGAAGAAACTACACTTGCACAAATACAGGCTTCACATGACGGTACATCAGACGATGAAAAAGGCGATTTGATATTTAAGACTAATGACGGTTCTGATGGTGCTAGTCCAACAGAGCGCATGAGGATTGATAGCCTTGGAAACGTAGGTATTGGAGTTACACCAAAAACAGGTGGATCAACTTGGCAGCACGTACAGTTTGGCGGTACTGGTAATATAATAGCTAGACATGCTGACAGTACTGTAGATGCAATATTTGCTTCCAACTATTATATAAACTCAAGCGATCAAGATAGTTACATAGCCACTGGTGATGCAGCTAGAATGTTTTTCAACGATGATGTTATTTCATTTAGTAATGCAGGATCTGGTTCAGCAGATTCAGCAATTTCTTGGAATGAGCGTTTACGCATCACCAGTGATGGTGACGTTTGTATGGGCCGAACCTCTTTATTAAATAATTTTGGTGATGGTCGAACTTCTTTAGCTCTTCAGGGAACAGGATCTCAAGATTACTCAACCATTCAGTTGGCAAACTACGGAACAGGTAGCAATGGTCAGATACTCGGTTTACTTGGTTTTTATGATGGCACTAATGAAAATGCTAGGGTGCAAGGGGTAAGAGCTAATGCTACAAATTCTGGTCAATTAAGTTTTTATGTAAGTAATGCAGGAACTTTAACAGAACGTATGCGGATTATAACAGAGGGTGTTGTCCAAGCGTCTGACACTGGAACTTATCAAACTTGGTCTGGAAATATTACTGGTCATCAATTTCAGTTTGGCAATCAAACAGGTATGACTGCACACACAATTAATGCAGGAAATTCCTCTTATGCTTCCGATGTTTCTAGGCTTTTGTGTAATAGAACAAATAATTCTGGTTATGATTTTCTTGTTTGCACGTCAGGTAATCTTGGAGATGATGAATTTAGATTAAGAGGTGATGGAAATGCCTTTGCAGATGGCACGTGGACTGCCGGAGGTGCTGACTATGCAGAATATTTTGAATGGGCTGATGGAAACTCAGATGATGAGGATCGAGTTGGTTTTAGTGTTGTTTTAGATAATGAGAAAATTCGCAAGGCAACAAGTTCAGATGATGCTTCAAGTATTATAGGAATTATATCTGCAAATCCATCTGTAGTTGGTGATGGAGACATGGATGTTTGGAAGCATAAATATCTTAGAGATGATTTTGGTAGGTTTATAACAGATACACACAATGTTGTTGAGTGGACTGAAACTATAATCACAGAAGAAGAAACCAAAGAAGTTAAAAAGACTTATGAAGATTGGAATATTCCTAGCGATGTTACAGTGCCAAGTGATGCCACAACTTCAAGCCAAGATATAAATGGTAAAGCATTTACGCATAAAAGACCAAACCCTGATTATAATCCAGATACAGAGTATGTAAGCCGTGAAGATCGTCCAGAGTGGGCAACTGTTGGAATGATGGGTAAATTGCGTATGCGTAAAGGACAACCAACTGGTGATCGTTGGATAAAGATGCGTGATGTGTCGGACACCGTTGAAGAATGGCTAGTGAGATAGGAGAATAATATGTCAGGATATATAGGCCCACTACCAGTACCACAGGGCATACAAAGAAAACAAAGCTTTACTGCTACTGCTAGTCAAACGACTTTTAACACTAACGGTTACACAGATGGTGACTTCATCAATGTGTATCTCAATGGTGTACGGCTTATAAATGGTACTGACTATACAGCAACTAACGGTAGTGACATTGTATTAACAACAGGTGCAAGTGCCAGTGACGTACTTGACTTTGAGACATTCCAAACGTTTCAACTAGTAGATCAACAGTTTGAAAATGTAACACTGAAAAATCCTACCCATGAAGACACAGACGGTGGTAGAGAAAGTGCTGTATCATTTAAAGGTGAGCAATCAGGTGGTGAGATTAGCACACTGGCTCAGATACAGGCATCACACGATGGCACATCTGATGATCAGAAGGGTGACTTAATCTTCAAGACCAATGATGGTAGTGACAATGATGCGCCTACTGAGAGGGCTAGATTTGATAGCTCTGGAAATTTATTAATCTCTACTTTAGATAGTTCGCTATTCAATCAATCAACAGAAACAGGACTTGTATATGAAGCTGACGCTGCTCTTACCGTAGCCCGATCTGGTGGTGATCCCCTTGCTCTGAACAGACTGTCTACTGATGGGGGAATGGTGTTATTGCAAAAAGAAGGCACCACTGTGGGGAGTATTGGTGTTTTAAATACAAACAATTTAGTTGTAGCTAGTACATCGGCAGATCATGCAGGGGTACAGTTTGGAACTCATAGCATTACTCCAATGGAAGCAAACGCTGATGCTGATAATACTATTGACTTAGGTTCAGCAGCAGGAAGATTTAAAGACCTCTACCTTGGTGGCGGTGCTTACATTGGCGGCACTGGTGCGGCTAATAAGTTAGACGATTACGAAGAGGGAAATTGGACACCTGTTGTTGGTGGATATGATGCTACCACTAATGGAGGTCATTATACAAAAGTAGGTAATAAAGTTTTTATCCATGCTGATTTTGTAGTAAATGCTTCTGCTTCTACTACAAACACAATTGGAGGTTTGCCATTTACTACATTTGGGTTTCATTCAGCTTGGTATGTTGGTTATACTGATTCGGGTGCTGTAGGTGGTTACTTTGATACTAATAGTACTACTATGAAGTCAATTGTTTCAGGTGGTACTGCTCCACTAACTATATCGGCTGGTGAAAGGGTAATAATGGCGGGTATATATACGACAACAGCATAACACCCCAGTTGGAAACTGGGTAGTCAGTCCAAAGCCAAAAGGAGATAAACAATGGCACTAACAAAAGAATTTGAATACGATTGCGAAGTCAGGGGCGAACACAAGAACGTCCAAGTTCGCAAAGCAACTATCGTAAAAGACGATGGTGCAGAGATTAGTCGTACTTACCACAGGCATGTATTGTCTTGCCGCACCAAAGACGGTGACACTTGGGGCGATACAGATATTTCTGGTGAGGATGCAAGCATACAAGCAGTGTGCAATGCAGTGTGGACTAGCGCAGTAAAGTCTGCCTACGAAACATTCATGGATGCACAAGAAAACCCATAAGGAGATAACCGATGACCAGAGCTAGAGATTTAGCAGCCTTTGTATCTAATGCAGATGGCGACATAAAATTTGATACAGATACCCTGTTTATCGATAGCTCTGCTAATCGGGTGGGTATTGGTACGACTTCTCCGACAGAACTATTAACAGTAAGAGGTGCTGCACATTTTGGGAAAACTGCTATTGAAACGAGTGCTGATACTCCAGTTATTATAAAATCTGATACAGACCATCAGGCTTTACATATAGAGGAAAATTCTGGTGCAGAAAGTTGGCAAATCGGTGTTAACGCAAATGGCGATTTAAACTTCCATGATAGTGGTTCGGCCACTCCAACTCTAAGTCTTATTGATGGTGCATATATAAATATTGCGGCTCAAGGTCGTTTAGGAACCAATTCAACAAATCCTATCGCATACACTGGTTCTTCATCAGGTAATGCAGGAATTGGAAGTTATAACGCCAACACTGATTTCAACATTTATTCTGCTGGAACTGGCGATATAAAATTTCGAACTGGTGCGGTATGGAGTTCAACTACATCTGGATTAACTAACACTGGCACAGAGCGGATGCGTATTGACGGAGACACTCTATTATTTGGCAAAACTTCTTCTAGCTCAACATCAGATGGATGTGAACTTAGGGATGGTCAATCAGGATACACAGCAACTTTTACGGCTGACTCTGCCAACACAACCGCTGTTATTTCTCTTGTTCACAACAATACAACTCTTCCGCAAAAGTGGATAGATTTTAGATCAGGCACATTGGTAAAAGGTGTCATTGGTTGTTCAACGGAAACAAGTTCAACAGGTATGTGGCTTGGGTTTGGTGATACTGGATTTTCATTTCAAGCAGAAGCTGACAATTCGATAACTCCTGTTAATGCTAATACTGGCGTAACGAGAGATAATGCCGTTGATTTAGGTTCTAGTGGTGCAAGGTTTGACGACATCCATGCAACCAATGGGACAATCCAAACATCTGACGAAAGAGAAAAGCAAAACATTGCATCGATAACAGATGCAGAGATGACTGCGGCCAAAGCTATCAGCAAACTTTTCAAGACATTTAAGTGGAAAGACAAAGTTGCGGCTAAAGGTGATGCTGCTCGAACACATACTGGTGTTATTGCACAACAAGTAGAAACTGCAATGTCAGACGCAGGGTTAAACGCAGGTGACTATGCGTTTTTCATCAGCACAACTTGGTGGGAAACACAGACAGAGGTTGCGGCTGTTGAGGCAGTAGAAGCACAAGATGCAGTCTATGAGGATGTCATTATCCCTGCCGTTGAGGAAGTGCTAGACGAAGAGGGCAACGTAGTCACAGAGGCACAGCCAGAGCGTACAGAGCAACGTCTTGTCAGCAAGGCTATTGAGGGTATCGAAGGACAGGAAGCATATACACATATTACGAGATATTCCACACTAGAAGAAGCACCAGAGGGCGCAACAGAACGTAACAGAAAAGGTATCCGTTACCCAGAGTTACTATCATTCATTGGTGCAGCAACAGAACAAAGACTGACTAGCATTGAAGCTAGACTAGACGCATTGGAGGCGTAATAACTTTAACAAAGGAGAATGACAATGGGAAAAAATGAAAAAACCCCTATCGTTATAAACGACAAAGAATATTTAGTAGAAGACTTAACACAAGAGCAACAGGCTATGGTTAATCATATCTCAGACTTAGATCGTAAACTATCAAGTGCTAGATTTAACGTAGACCAGTTGTCTGTAGGACGTGAGGCATTTGTCAACATGCTAACAAAGTCTTTGGATACACCAGAAGAGAAAGCTGCATAATGAAACTTGAGCAAGTCATTGGTGTAATTGCACTGGGTCTATTAAGTTGGGGATCACTCCAGATATACCAGATCAATGCCAAAGTCTTGCTCATGTCATACAAAGTAGATGAGAATCATAAGATGATCAAACCCATGTGGGAAGACTTCTTGATTCGTAACTCACAGGTAGCAAAGAAATAATGGAAAACATGAAACTTCCTATAGCCCTTGTCATGGCAATGGCTGTACAACTTGCAGGTGGTGTCTGGTGGGTATCTCAACAGGCAGCTACAATAGAATCACTAGAAGAAAACGTAGAACAGTTTGCTAGTCGCATGGCTGTAGAAGACACTGTAAATCTTAAACGTGATGTACAGGAAAGTAGAACAGACATAATAGAACTGTGGGAAGACAGTGATGAGGTGTGGGAAGAGATGGCAGCTATGCTTGCTTCCTTCAATTCCATTAATGAATTAAGACAAAGAATAGCTTTACTGGAAACAGAATTAAAGTACATGAATCGTGACCATAATAAAATGTTAATGAATGACGATGGAATGTAGAGATGATAGATCCTGCCAGTGCAATCGCTATTGCAACTACGGCCTTTTCTGGAATTAAGAAAGCTGTAGCTGCAGGAAAAGAAATTAGTGAATTAGGTAAAGACATATCCTCTTTTGGTAAGGCGGTATCTGACCTAGACTATATGGGTAACAAAGCCAAAGACCCACCTCTATGGAAAAGGCTTGACCCTAAGTTTGATACCTCTGCAATTGAGATATGGGCAGCGCAACAAAAAGCCAAAGAAATGCGTGAAGAACTGAGACAACACATCAGTCTTTACTACGGACCTTCAGCTTGGGATAGTATTGTGGCTATTGAAGCAGAGCAAAGAAAAATGCAAAAAGAAGCTGTGTACCGTAGGCAAGAAAAGATAGACAATCTAATAAACTGGGGTATTGGAATTGTCATGGTGCTTACTGGCTTTATCTTATTTGCTGCAATAATATACTTCATTGGCAAACATCGTGGTAATTGGTAATAGGAATAAATAATGATACAGTTTAAAGGATTTAAACCTGAAGCAGAAGAAAGATTAGCTCGTACTATGGGTTACTCAGGAGAGATGGAAGGGTTTGCTAATTACCTAGCTCAGAATCCTGCCAAACAGGATCAGATGAACCAATACAAAGACATGGCTATTGGCATGTTAAAAGGTGGAATGGTTCCGAAAAAGAAACCTGCTTTTACAGACGGTGGTACACCTAAAGTACAAGACAAAGTTGCTACACTTGCATACACCCCTGCATTGCCTACAGGTGGTAAGGTAGAAGCAAGTGGTATTGATGTTGTTGACGCACAGTTAGCAGCAAAAGATGAACTAACAGGTGACATTACAGCAGCTACTACCACAGGAACAGCGTCACAGGCTGCAGGTGTAGACCCTACTAAAACAGCTACCTTTGATGCATCAGCAGTTACACAAGACATGAGAGGACAGCTTGCAGGTGTTGCAGGTGCTCAAGGACAAATGAGTACAGGTGCAACTGTAGGTGCTCAAACTGCACAGGGTACATCTGTATCAACATTAAGTAGTGCACAGGGTACAGGTATTCTTATGAATAACCCTGCCCAACGTCAAATACAAGCAGGTGAACTTGTATCTGGTGCAGCAAATGCAGCTACAGCAGCTAAGTTTACAGAACAAATACAAGCTGCACAGGCAACACCTACCAAACAGGCTACAGTACAAGGTCAACTTGATGGTTTAATGCAAGACTTTGAAGGTGGTAAGACACCATCATGGGCTGCAGGAGCTATGAGAGCAGCTACCAGTGCAATGGCTGCACGTGGACTAGGTGCATCTAGCCTTGCAGGACAAGCTGTTGTACAAGCAGCTATGGAGTCTGCACTACCAATTGCACAATCAGATGCTGCAACACAAGCGGCTTTTGAAGCACAGAACTTATCTAATCGTCAAGAACGAGCTATGTTGGCTGCACAGCAACGTGCAGCTTTTATGGGTCAAGAGTTTGACCAAGCATTTCAATCTCGTGTTATGAATGCATCTAAGATTGCTGACGTAGCCAATATGAACTTTACTGCAGAGCAACAGGTTGCTTTGGAAAACTCTCGTATTGCTAATACAATGGAGTTGCAAAATTTAAATAATACACAAGCTTTAGTTATGGCAGAAGCTGCTGCACTATCTCAAATGGATATGGCTAACTTGTCCAACCGTCAACAGGCAGCAGTAATGAATGCCCAAAACTTTATGGCAATGGATATGAAGAACTTAGACAATGCTCAACAAGCTACAATGTTTAAGGCACAAGCAATGCAACAATCTTTGTTTACAGATCAAGCAGCAGAAAATGCAGCTAAACAATTTAATGCTACAAGTCAAATGCAGGTTGATCAATTCTTTTCAAATCTACAAACACAAACACAACAGTTCAATGCATCACAATCAAATGCTATGACACAATTTAGTGCAGGTGAAGAAAATGCACAATCAAGATTTAATTCAGAAATGAAAAATCAAAGAGAACAATTTAATGCAAAAAATCGTTTAGTTATTGATCAAAATAATGTACAATGGCGTAGGGAAGTTGCAACAGCAAACACTGCTTCGGTAAACAGAGCAAATGAACTTAATGCTAAGTCTATTATGGACATGAGTGATACTCATATGAATAACCTATGGCAATACTATTCTGACAGTATGGAATTTGCATGGAAGTCTGCTGAAAATGAACGTGATCGTGGTAATAAACTTGCACAAGTAAAACTACAAGGTGACATCAAAGCAGACATCGCTGATTTACAAAATGATTATAACTCATCGTTGGCATTTGGTAATTTAATTGGTACATTTTTAACTGCAGGTTTAGCAGACGTTGCAGGGTTTGAATCCCTATTACAAATTCCCAAATAATCATAAGGTAGTATAATATGTATAATCAATCGGTAAAAGCATACGCAAAGATAAATGCACTTGTTGAAAGTAAAAAACCTGAAGAGGTTTCTCCGTTTAAAGGTTTGTTAGCTAGGGTATCTCCTAAAAAAGAAGAACCAAAAGAAAAAACACCACAAGATACAGTTGTAGAAATGGTGTCAGAATTACGTAAAGCAAGAATGGGTTTTAAGAATGGCGAATCCTAGAAAACAATTAATAGATGCCCCTATACCGGGAATGGGTCTTACACATGAAGTGGGTGGTAGACCTTGGCAAAAGCCTCCTCAGTATAATACAGTAGAAGAAGCGTTAGCATATTACATTCCACGTTTTAGTGATCCAAAAGTAGTTGATCAATTACTTGATGTTATGGAACTAGGAATACCACTAACAACAATTGCAGATGCAATGCAAAGTTCTGCTGTTATGGAAGGTATGCACACCATTGACGTAGGTATTCTAGCCATGCCAGTGCTCATAGAAATGATGGCTTACATTGGTGATGAGTCAGGGGTTGAGTATGATCTTGGTTTGGAAGAACGTATAGATGAAGATGAAATATCTGATACTAAAATAGCTCTTGCTATGAAACGTTTAAAAGAAAAACTACCAGAAAAACTAGCAGAGGCAGAAGAAAACAAAGTACCAGAAGAAGAACCTGAAATGGTTCCTGAAGAGGGTCAAGAAGAACCTGCACCTGAACTTGGTGGACTAATGGCAAGGAGAGCATAATGGGTTTTCAATTAGGTGGATTTTTAGCAGGTGTATCTGATGCGGCTGTTGACCGTATGCAAAGAGTTGAAGATGAAAGAATACGTATAGCCAGAGAAGAGCGTTCTATTGGTACGCAAATGCGTATGGCTAGAGAAAGTGAACGTAGAAAGAAACAAGCAATCTTAGATGAGAGTGCAGGTATGCTTGCTATGCTTGGATACGATAAAGATACAATTAATGGTATACTAGCAAAAGGAACTCAGGCTTCTGCATTTGCTATTACTGCAGGACAAACTGCAATGTCTAAGGGTGTTGACCCAAACACAATCTGGAATTTTAGTACAGATGAAACAGGTCAAACTAATCAAGACAAAGTAAATGAAACAATTGAAATAGCTGAACCTACTAAGATTGGCGACATTACTGCTACATCAGAAGCTCCCCAACTTCCAACAGGAGACACCGATAGTATAATTAATTTAGATGTGTACCAAAACTTATTTGCTGAACCAGACAAA